TTTAGAAAGTATTTCAAAAGTTTTGCCACTAGATTGCTGGTAACTGTTGTGTGGCTTACAAATAGTTACGAGTAGCTAACTCGTATTTGGCCTTTTTTTGCAGAAAACAACCCCCATGCACCCAGAAATAGGCCGCATCTTATTATGTATATATTATACTCTTGGGAGAGTGTCTAAGCCATGAACATTGAGATTCCTTATTCACCTAGACCACTCCAGGCAAAACTGCATAACGAGCTGACAATGAAACGCTGGGGAGTTGTGGTGTGTCACAGACGATTTGGCAAGACTGTGATGGCTATAAATCATTTGCTAAGAGCTGCAATACTTAATGCACAAACCAATCCCAGGTACGCTTATATAGCGCCTACCTATAGGCAAGCCAAAGCTGTGGCGTGGGATTACTTAAAACAGTTTGCTGGTAAAGTTCCTATGGTTAGGTTTCATGAAACTGAGCTTAGATGTGATCTGCCGAATGGTGCAAGAATACAGCTGCTTGGAGCTGAGAATTATGATTCACTGAGGGGAATCTACTTAGATGGAACTGTCTTGGATGAAATGGCAGATCTTCCAGAAAGTTTATTTCCAGAAGTGATTAGACCAGCTTTGTCTGATAGGAAAGGCTGGGCGTTCTTTATTGGAACACCTAGAGGTCACAATGCTTTTTATGATTTGTATGAAGCAGCAACAACATCTGATGATTGGTTTACACAGATTTATAAGGCTAGTGAAACTGACATAGTTGATAAGGAAGAATTAGAAGCTGCCAGGTTGATGATGACCGAGGACCAGTTTGAACAAGAGTTTGAATGTTCCTGGGTAGCTAATGTGCCAGGAGCTATTTTTGGAAAAGAATTACAAGCCGCTCAAGAAAGTGGGCGCATAGGAAATGTTCCCTATGACCAATCGCAAAAAGTAGATACCTGGTGGGATCTGGGTATAGGTGATAGCACCGCCATTTGGTTTACTCAAAGTGTTGGTAGGGCGCTTCATGTTATAGATTTTTACGAGAATAGGAATGAGGGGTTGCCGCACTATGCGAAGATACTTACGTCTAAAGGCTATTTTTATGGAAGTCACAATGCGCCGCATGATATTGAGGTTAGAGAGCTTGGCTCTGGCAAAAGCCGCCGAGAGATCTCATACGATTTGGGGATTAATTTTAGGGTTGTTCCGAAGCTGCCAGTTGAGGATGGCATACACGCTGCGCAACTTATTCTCTCTCGTTGCTGGTTTGACCAAGCCAACTGCAAAGCTGGATTAGAGTCACTCAGACAATATCATAGAGCGTATAATGAACGATTAAGGACTTTTAGGAATAGTCCAGTACATGATTGGGCCAGCCATGCGGCTGATGCCTGGAGATATTTTGCTGTGGGTGTTAAGGAAAACCGAGGGTTTGAACGACCACCACAAGCGATTGCAGATAGTAGTTATAATCCATTTAATAGTATAGGAGCAATGTAACATGGGCGGATTATTCGGCGGCAGTAAGCCAACACCTCCACCACCTCCACCACCACCACCAGCGCAAGCTGTTCCAGCGCCAACAAAGCGTAGTGAGGTCGAGGATAAAATGAAAGATCCTAAAAGAGTGTCTAGGAAAAAAACCATAATGACTTCACCACAAGGCGTTTTAGCTGAAGATGGAGTGGCGTATAAGACGTTATTAGGTGGCGCAAGTAAGAAATCCTAGCTTTGGCGAGGTCATGGAGCTTGTTAAACATAGTAAGTTCCATAGACCACTTAGATTCAAGCTAATAATTAAGAGCTTTGATACGCCATTAAAATTAAATCAATATAGGTTTTGGAGAAATAACAAACAAAAACTTGTTGGTTTTTGCTCTTACGCTTTGGTTTCTGACGAAGTGCTGGCGAAATTATTAGATGGCTCAACAATGCAGTCTGAATACTGGCAGTCTGGCAAGAATTTATGGCTGGCTGAGTTTGTCGCTCCCTTTGGTCATGTATCATTTATTGTAAAAGATACAGTCCGATATTTTAACAAGGAACATGGAATTGATACTGGATATTGGTATAGACCCACTAAACAGAAAAAAGGACTTATTGGGCCAGATACACACCTGGCATAATCCTTTATACTGCTCAATGGGTGATGACGGCGGTGATGACGGCGGCGGTGGTGATGATAACGAAGGGCCAGATCCAGGTGATGGCGCTGAAGAAGATGATTCCACAGTAGGAGATGATCCTAGTGGGCCTGGAGATGATGGCGTAGGGCCAGGTGATGGGCCAGGTGATGGGCCAGGAGATGATAGCGGTAATGATAGTGGTGATCCAGATCCAGGTGATGGAGCAGAAGAAGATGATTCAACTGTTGGTGACGATCCTAGCAATGAAGATGATCCAGGCGTAGGACCAGGTGATGGTCCTGGTGGAGATCCAGGCGGTGGCGGCGGCGGCTCAGATATTGGAAGTCCAGAAACTGGACAACCAGGCTCAAATCCAGATGATGATGGAACTGACCAAGATGAAGGCATAGGTGAAGATGAATCTATAGTTGGTGATGATCCAGCTACAGAAGAAGAAGCTCCAGATTACGGAATGGATTTTGGTGACGATCCAACACCAGATGATCCTGGCCCTGGCGGTGATCCCAATGCTGGTGACGGCGGCATGGACATTGGCGGTGAACCTGGAGGAGATCCAGGTGGCGGCGGTGGCGGCATGGATATTGGAACAACACCAGATGATGGTGATGGTGATGATGGTGGAAATGACAATGACGATCCTTATGTACCTCCAGGTGGCGGCGGTGTAACAGATCCAGCTCCTACAGATCCAGCAAGTGGTGGTGGAAGTGTGAGAGATGTTGTTAGAGCTGGTGACGAGGAAGAAGAAGAAGATAGAAAGCGTGGCCGATCTAAAGGCACAATATTAACATCAGCACAAGGCATTGTTGGTGGTGCGCCTATTCGTAGAAAAACTTTGTTAGGATTATAAATGGCTTCAGATGATTTAGCACGATTACTCAATGAACGATTTGGCAGTCTAGCTGCGCAAAGAGTGACCTGGGAATCTCATTGGCAAGAAATAGCTGACTATGTTGTTCCCAGAAAAGCTGATATTACCAAAACGAGAAGTCCTGGTGATAAAAGATCAGAGCTTATTTTTGATGGTACAGCCATTCATGCAGCAGAACTTATGTCGGCTTCGTTGCATGGGATGCTTACTAATCCTAGCACTAAATGGTTTAGTCTTAGGTTTGGAGATATAATACTTGATGGCAATGATGAAGCTAGAGAATGGCTTGAGAGTGTCGAAGATGTTATGTATCAAGAGTTTGCAAGCTCTAATTTTCAAGAACAAATACACGAATTGTACCATGATCTAATTACATTTGGTACTGGGATTATGTTTGTTGAAGGTGACGAAGAACAAACACCTAGCTCACTTCGTTTTAGCACAAGACATATTGGCGAATGTTACGTTTCAGAAAATGAATATGGTCGTGTTGATACAGTATTTCGTAAGTTTAAAATCCCAATTAGGGCAGCTATAAGCCGCTTTGGTGCAGATACAATATCTGAAAAGTTAGTGAAGCAAGGTGAGCGTGATCCTTATTCTTTAATTGATTTAGTTCATGCAGTTTATCCTAGAGATAGTTTTGATGTAACTAGAGTTGATGCGGTTAACAAACCATTTGCTTCTGTGTATTATGATGCGGATCAAAAAACAGTTTTGTCTGAAAGCGGATTTGATGAGTTTCCTTATCTTGCTCCACGATATTTAAAGGCAAGTTATGAAATCGGTTATGGTCGATCTCCAGCCATGACCGCATTAGCAGACATTAAAATGTTAAATAAAATGTCTGAAGTAACGATTAGGGCCGCACAAAAACAAGTTGATCCTCCACTTCTTGTTCCAGATGATGGTTTTATTCTCCCCATAAGAACTGTACCTGGCGGCCTTAATTTTTATAGATCTGGTACGAGAGATAGAATAGAGCCATTAAATATTGGCGCTAATAATCCATTAGGTTTGAATATGGAAGAACAACGTAGAAAAGCTATCCAATCGGCTTTCTACGTTGACCAGTTAATACTTGGTCAAGGTCCTCAGATGACAGCAACAGAAGTTGTGCAAAGAACTGAGGAGAAGATGAGGTTGCTTGGGCCAGTATTAGGCAGACTTCAAGCTGAATTACTGCAACCATTAATAACAAGAGTTTACAATATTTTAGAGCGCAAACAATTTTTTAGAGTTGCTCCAGAATTTATACAAAATAATGACATCAGTATTGAATACGTTTCTCCTTTAGCTAAAGCGCAACGTATGGGAGATGTTCAATCTGCTATGAGATTATTTGAATTGCTTGGTCCAGTAGCACAGATTGATAGAGGTATTATGGATTATGTTGATAGTGATGGATTAACTAAACATATGATACGAGCCTTATCCGTTCCAGCTTCTGCTGTTCGTGGTGATGAAGAAGTGGTTGCTATTAGGCAGCAAAGACAAGCACGACAAGAGGAACAAAGGCAATTAGCACAAGCTCAACAAGTAGCGGAAGCCGCTGGTAGCGCTGCACCAGCATTAAAAGCCGCACAAGGTTTAGGTGTTGTCTAATGAAAATGGATGATTTGAGAGCTTCATACAAGTTAATTCTAAGCTCCAAGGATGGCGAAACTGTAATTAAAGATATGGAAGCTCGTTTTCATATTCATGGATCAACATATTCAGTCGATCCAACCGAAACAGCCTACAGAGAAGGGCAGCGAACTGTAGTGCTTTTTTTAAAATCAATGCTGCAAGAACCTAAAATAAGAGAGGATATGGTAGAAACATGAGTGAAGAAGCACAGATAGCGGAAGCTCCAGTAGATGCTGGACAAGCTCCGTCTGCGCAGCCAGTACAGAATGATTGGCGCTCAGATATTCCAGAAGATATTAGAAGTCATAAATCATTAGAAACTATCCAGGATGTAGGATCATTAGCTAAATCTTATGTTAATGCACAGTCCATGATAGGTGCAGATAAGGTTGTAAAGCCTGGTAAGTTTGCCACTTCAGATGATTGGAACAGTTTTTATGATAAAGTTGGTAGGCCAGCAAGCGCTGAAGAATACCAATTAGAGAATAAATTACCAGAAGGCCAAGCCGAAAATGGTGAAATGGTTAATTGGTTTAAAAACACAGCTCATAAAGTTGGGTTGTTACCTCACCAGGCGCAAGCTTTGCTGAATGAATATAATGAATTTAATGGAAGCCAGGTAACACAGACTGCAAATGTTACAGAAGATCAGATTGCAGCGGTGGAAGTTGACTTAAAAAAAGAATATGGACAAGCGTTTGATGATCGAATGGCTGTTGGTAAGGGAGTTTTAGAAAATTTTAGCTCTATTCCAGTAGCTGAATTTGAAGATTTAACGCTTAGTAATGGTATGAAGCTGGGCGATCATCCAGCAATCATCAAAACAATGGTTAATATTGGACAATATATGAAAGAAAAAATGGGCGAAGATACGTTAGCTGGCGTGAAAACGTCTGGTGGGTTATCACCAAATGAAGCTTCAGAAAAGCTTACAGAACTAACAGCGCCTA